TAAGGTGAGGTGGGGTATTAAGGCAAGGTAAGGTATGGTAGGGTCGGGTTTGGTAAGGCATGGTAAGGCATGGTAAGGTCAGGCAAGGCAGGGTATTGAGGCATGGTTAAGGTAGGGGTTCTTTATTATCAAGAGAAAACAATGGACGCTAACGAACTAATTGCAGAACTAAAAAAACAAAATCGGCAAAAAAGAATTCAAGACATAGAGAATATCCAAAGAGGTCAAATCATTCCTTTTGAAGTATTACAGCAATCTCACTGGGTAGGATGCAGTCCATCGAATGCTTCTTATGGACCCAAGTTACATAATCGGATGAACTGGATAGAAACCTATTTTCAAAAAGAGCGTAACGAGAAAGTAGTTTGCAAACAAAGTGATTACGGAATTGAATTACTCTATGGACAGTCAGCAGTCGATTATTTACGGGAAAGAGAACAACAAACTAAACGGTTATTAATTCGATATGGAGATAAATTAACTACACATATCAACAAAAATGAACTAACGGAAACCCAACGCAGATGTTTAGAGTCTGCACAATTAGCATCGGCTAAACTAAAACACGCTATTTATTTAGTGGAAAATCCTTTAGTAGTTAGAGACTTAAGTAAACCTCAACCTGTACCTCAACCCGTGGGGATTGGCAATTAAACCAATTTATTGAGTCTTTACAGTGACAGATTAAAAACCGTAGGGTTTAGCTTTACGGTTTTTAATAAAAACAATTAAGCTTAAACCTTATTAAGATTAAACTAAATATTAAACCCGAAAAAAAAACAATGAATCAAACACAACTAGACAAAAAGATTGATCAATTTTTAAAAAAGAAACTAACCAAAACGGAACTAAAAGAAATGGGAATAAAACCACGCTCTTTAATCTTAACAATACGCAATCTTATCGAAAGGTATTTACTTATCATTTTAGATAGTATTTTTGTTGATGTTCCCCGTGGGTGGGATAACTTTTTTTATAGCTTCTACTGTTGGCAAAAACTAATATTTAAAAGCAACAAATCAATAACAGAGATTTATTTCTGGGAACCTCTCAATAACTATAAAGAATAAACAAAACTTCAAAACCATGCTACAAATTATCTCAGGATATAAACTAGAAGGGTTATCAATTGCTTCTATCGGGATGTGTCAGTCCCTAGAGACAATCGATGCCCTAGTATCTGACTTCATAAGTAGAAGCGACTACCCAGTAGTATCTAATGTTTTAGATTTTTTTACTTACTGGCAACTAGAAGAAACAAAACTATGTCAACTCTTAAAACACTGGCAAGTTAGCAGTACATTGATTAAATTAACATTCTGGGTAATTAAAAAGGACTTGCTTACTGGACGATTCCTTTTTTACCGATTATTAGAAAGGTACAGCAAAGAAGCTAGAATACACACAACTTCTATTGAGCTTGTTGATTTTCTACTAGAATACTGGCCAAGCAATCAGATTACTGTGATTAAAGAATCAAGGATATTAAACAAAGACCTCGCTCAAAGACTCAGAAATCGAGGACTAGATATATTAAGATAAACCTACACCCAAAAGGAGGCACTTTATGAACAATGAAATTTATCAAATTTTTGCTTTATTTTTTATCGGAGTACCAACTTTATTACTTGGTCTTTTTATAAAAGTAACAATAGACTATTTCTCATGGGCTGACACAAAAGACAGTAAACTTGACATAAGTTTTAAATATCGCTGTAAAAAACCGATTAGTGCCAAGAAATTTGCCATAGAAAACTGTATTTCTTTAAAACAATCTAAAAGATTCCTTGACAATAAACTCTTAGAATTTGGGGGAATAGTAGTTACCAAAAATGGTGATAGTGAATATCATCTCGATACATCGGGATTTCTTACTGAAATAGAATTATGAGCTATCGGCTCATAACTGGCTCATAAAAGCTTATAACTGGCTCATAAAAGCTCATAACAAAAAGAAATAGGCTTAAGCTTTGTTAGGGATTGAAACTTGGAGAACAAGACAATGAAAAAATACACTTTAACCAAAACCAGTATTTTACTTGACATTTCTATCAAACTTATGTTATATTTAAATAAGAATAAAACAAAATAGATAAAACAAAGCAAAAGGCTATGTTTGGAATTAATTCTACATCAGACCCACAAATTGCACTTGCGTCGTGCCTAACCTATTGGGCTTTTCGATGTCGGGATAAAGGCAAAAGTCCTGCTATGGGAACAAAAACGTGGGAATATTTACAGTCAAGTATTCGTAACGCATCTATTCCTTCAAGGGGAATAGATGATTATTTGCAAAATCTTTGTAATAAACTTATTGTCGCTTGTTTACGGCCTAAAGAATTAACCTGGATAGTAAAGCCTGATCGAGTAATTCTTAGAGCGCAAATATCAGATTCTGGATTAGGAGAAATTCAGCAATTAGAAAATGATCCCCTAGAGATTATTTTAGTTAGTGGATGGGAAGACCTGTTTAATTCTTTAAAACCGCAAGGAATAACAGAGCGAGATATTATCAGAGCCTGTAAAGAAAAGCCTAATATTATCGCTACTCACGTTCGGGTACGGTTCGAGGAAGATCGGGCATTAGGAAAACAAGAAACAGAAGACGACTTTATCGAGGTTAATCATGAAACTATCTGAATACAATCCACATGACAATCGCTACAATTTATCCTTACATTTAAGAATTACTTTAGAGGCTCCTCTTTCTCATATTGGAGAAACAACAGGTAATCAGTCAAATCTAAGAACAATAAAAATTACCGACTTATCAGGTAATTCCAGTGAGATATTTACCTACTCTGGTAATGCTCTTAGAAATAAAATATTGCGACGTTGCGGGATAGATTCTTTTCTAGAATCAATCAATCTCAAAGTTAATCCAACTGCTCATCAAACATTATTTGCTGGCGGTTTTATTGATGGAGGGACAGGCAACGATTTAGAAATGGATAAAAAAATCAGAACTTTAGTGCCTCCCTTATCTGTATTAGGGACAGCTAAACCTAAAGACCTGTTTGGCTCAAAAGATGCTCAAATGATCCCAGGTCGAATTAATATCGGAGATGCCACGCTACTTTGCTTAGAATCTTCACTGCATTGCTATAAGTCTTTTGCCCCAGTTATTCCGATTAGTTGCTTAGATAAAATAGCTGGGATTGCATCAGCAAAAAACTTGTTAGATAAAGTTCGCGTAGATCAATGGCTTGGCATACCTACTGAAATCAGTATCACAGAAGCGCAAGAACAATACGATCAAGCAATCTCACTTTATATTCCTTATCTAGAAAAAAATATCAGAAGCTATACTGAGTGGCTCACTTGGAATCAAAAAACCCGACGGGATTCACTGCAAGACCCGAATCTTAACCAGCACCTGGTAGAAGAAAAACAGCTACCAGAAAATAGACAATTAAGCCTACTAGGATCAGACAAGCCCCAAAAAGAACCAAAAGAAAAAACCAAAAATCAACAAATGATTATGGGTGATTGGCTACTGCAAAAAGGAGCTATTCTTTATAGCCGGTGGGACGCTGAAATCACCTCAATTGAAGAGGGATTTTTAATCGATGCCCTATTGAATTTTCATCGATCACCGTATTTAGGAGGTAAAACGTCCACAGGGTGCGGATTGGTATCTCTTGATTTTTGGTACGAATCTGGCAAAGAAAGAGGGGAGTGGCTACGTTTATCTCCTAGCCTGCAGGTAGAAAGTGATCGGGCAACAGAGAAGCATTCACGCTATCTACAGTATCTTAACTCTTACCGAGAATTTTTGGCAGACGTAGAACAATCTAGTGAAATCAGGGGGCTTTTTAATGTTTCTTAGAGTCACTGCTTATCTGATTAACTCAATCGCTGTTTCTGACGATTGGAGTCCGTCTCTTGATTCTCTGATAGATTTATCAGTATTACAAAAAGAAGCTACTCACTTGGTTTGCCCTAATCCCTCGTTAGAACAAATAAAAGAATCGGAAAAGTATTATGAAAAATACCATCCGATTGCAAAGAAAGAATTTAAAGGTGAGGTATTTCGCGCTTGTTCCAGTCCCTACTATCTTTTTCAGTCGGAAGATGCTACCCGATACAGAAAAAGATGGGATTATCAAGAAAAACACCTAGATTGGGGAAAAAAGAAAGCCAAGTTTTCTACATCGGAAGGGCATACCAAAAGTTACGATTTACCTCTCTATCTTAGAGTAGTTAACTCTATCGACTGGTTCTGTATTGGTGATCTTGAAACACTTAAGCAATATCTTTCTTTTGTTCGCTATTTAGGTAAAAAAAGAAGCTACGGATACGGGCAAATCGAAAAATGGGAGGTTAAAGAATTTACTCAAGATTGGAGTTTATTTAAGGATGGACTAATTACCCGTCCTATCCCTTTTCGACTTGTCCAGAACCAGCCCTTTCATGGCAATACAATTATGAAATGGGGGTGGCGTTCCCCTTACTGGTTGCCAGAAAATCAAGATATTTGTCTTATGCCTAAAAACAATTGTAATAAGGTTTTGTAAATTATGCTTTCTCAGGGTACTGGAATAAAAGCCGTTTGGCTAAATAAAAAAATAGATAAAGCTTACGCATTAATAAAAGAATGGCTAAATGTTTGTAATGGCTTTGTTTATGCCAGTATATCAGGCGGTAAAGATAGCCTTGTCATGGCTCATTTAATTCGTCATTGTTACCCAGATTGTCCTTTTGTATGGGTAAATCAAGGTTATTTAGCTGAATGGGTTGATTGTATCGAACTTCTAACGCTTCTAAAAACAAAAGGATGGAATATTATCGAAATATGTCCAGTCAGAGATTTATGGCATCTTTATCAAGATGTGGGAATTCCTTTATCGGGAAAGATGACCACAGTTCAAGATAAAATTATTAATAGAAAGCTAATTTACGATCCTCTTGACGAATATCAAGAAAATAACAACATACAAGGTTATGCTTGGGGGATAAGGTTTCAAGAGAGTAGAAACAGGTCATTATTTCTCAAAAAACATGGATTGATACATCAAAGAAAAGATAATAATCTATGGGTATGTAGTCCGATTGGATTTTGGAAAATTAATGACATTTGGGATTATATTGATTACCAAGAACTTCCTTACCCGTCTATGTATGATAGAGATCGGTTAACGGTTCGCAATGGCCCAGCAATTGGAACAACAGGAGTTAACTGGGGAAGACTATCTGAATTAAAAAGGTTTTACCCTGAATACTGGTCTGAATTAATTCAAAGATTCCCCGAACTTCGCAATTTTTAAAAACATAAAAACTATGCACGATATTGAAATGTGTTTCGCTATTCAAGGTTTTTTAATCCCTCGTAATTACTATTACTGTCTGTATAATGCTTTAACGACTTTATTGCCAATTCTTAAAAAAAATCCTTGTAATTATGACTAACTGTTATTTGTGTGCTTACCCTGACGCTCCCCATCCCCTAAAATTAAAGGATAGCTTTACTACTCGATCACTGTGTAAAGCTACCTACAGTAATCAAATGTGTGATCGATGCTATCGATTATTAGAAGGGGATTACTGCCAAGTTGAATTTAATGGAAAGATAATTTTTTCGCGTAATACCTCTTGGTTGTTAGTCGATCCTAGAAACCTTGAGAATCCGCAAAACAAACCTTATTTTGGTGACTTCGTTAGTATTAAAGGCAAACAAGTCAGGAAGTTAATTAATATTCCAAAACGAGACGAGATTAGGGAATTTTTATTAAATCCCCCAAAGCCTCCTTTTGAAGTTGCAATTGCTGAATCTGGACAAAAGCATATTCTCTATCTTGCTAATACAGCTTACAGTAAAGAATCTTTTCCAGTGGGATTTGAACAAGATACAGTAATGATCACTACAGAATGGAAAAAAATGTTAAGCTCAATTGAGTCTTTGTTGGCTTTAAAATTTACCAAAACAGAGATAATGTCAGGAGATTATCGAACTGATCGCTTAATGAAAGTTATAAAAGAATATGAAATATACGAAAAAACAATCGCCCCTTATCGAAAGACTCGATCACTTTCTCTCGCTTGCTACGTAGCAAAAAGTGAATAAATAGAATTGTAACCAGTTATGGAAAAATACACTTTGATTAAAATAGAACAGGATGGAAGTGCTAAAACTTTCATCTATGAACCAAATGACACAGAACCTACCAAAAAAGAACTTAAGGATAGATTAATAGAAATCTTGATGACACTCAGAACACTGACGGCAAAAAAGGTAAATTTAATTTATTTTCTTATCAAAACTATAGACAAATAACTTTAATTGTGGTAAAGTATAGCAAACAATAGAACTAATTATGTTTCCACTTAATTCTTGCTACTCTTACTCTACTCAAGACAGTCAGTCAGAAGAACCTGTTGAAAACTATCCTCAACAGAGTCAAGGACTTTTCAGTGATATTAATAAAAACTGTCAAACTCATTAGATAAAATCCAATTGACGATAGAAGAAAGAGAGTATTTATGTGTTTTAGGAGCTTTAATCTATGAGTATGAAGAAACATACAACGTAATACCTGATATTTATGGAATTGAACTATTGAAAGTCGTATTAAAGGAAAGAAATTTACAAAAGCAAGATTTATTATCTATTTTTGAAAATCAGTCAATTCTAGATGATATTTTTGATGGACAACAAGAGTTAACGGCTGTTCACATTCAAAAAATAGCCGATTTTTTTAATATCTCTCCTGCTTTGTTTTTTCCTGAATAGGTTAAGGGTTGATGGCCGAGCGGTTTAGGCAACGAACTCATAATTCGTCTTAGGTAGGTTCAATTCCTGCTCAACCTATTAGAATAGAGAAAATACTTACTCTATTTACCCCGTGGCTAATTTTCTCATACCTGTAGCAATAGGGATCGGAGCCAACTTATTGTTGTCTCTATTTGCCCCTAAACCCCCTACTCAACAAAAAGGAAGAATTGAGGATACTGGTGTTCCCGATGCTGAATACGGCAAAAGCCTATCCTATCCTTTTGGGAAGGTGAGAAAAGAAGGGCTAACTATGATGTGGGGGCTTCCTCTTAAGGAAGTCGTCACTTCCGAAAGACAAGGCGGAAAAGGTGGTGGTGGTGGGCAAACTACCGAAGTTTACACCTATTTTTTGACAGCCGCTTATCCAATTGCTAGAAAAATTGGCTCTGTTAGAAGGGTTTGGATGAATAGCATCCTTGTTTACAATTCGGAAACTAATGACGAAAAAAGCTTAAAGTTTATTGAATATACAACTATTTATACTGGGAACCAAACGACACCATCTTCTGTTATTCAATCAAAAGAATCCAATCCAGTACCTGCTTTTACTGGGATGTCTTTTTTGCTTTTTAACAATTATCCGATTGCGAATTATGACGGTACCGGATTTCCTACTATTGATATTGAAGTGATTGGAGAAAGTGGAGAAAATCCAAAAATAAAAGATATTCTAAAAACTATTTGTAAATTAGCTGGTAGAACAGACAATCAAATTGACGTGACTGACATTCCAAATAGTTATCAAATCAGAGGGTTTGATTTATTGTATGACGGGACATCTTTTGCTGATCAATTAGAAGAACTTATGCGAGCTTTTTTTATTGTAGCAAGGGAGCCAAAAGATAAAATTATCTTCAAAAGACAAGAACAATCATCTGATCCTATTTTTATCCCTAAAAGTTCTTTTGGGTCTAAAAAATTTGGAGAAAATCCTATTGACCTTAATGAGAAAAAACTGACTCATTTCAGGGAAACTCCCAGTGCCGTTACAGTATCTGGATTGAATGTTTTAAAAAATTATGAGACTATTACTGTATTAGCTAGAGATCCGTCAGATATTCATGTAAACGAGCTTAGTTTTCAAACTAAGTTAATAGATATAGATGTGTTTTTTATGAATATTGCTTCAAAAATTCTTTTTCTAGGAAAAACGCAATCAAAAACTTTTTCAAAAATGTTTTTATTGCCCGCGTGGGAGAATTTGAAAGTTGGAGATGTAATTTTTACCAATGATAATAACAATTATCATCAAGAATTACTACAAATTACAAAGAAAGTAAGGGGAGTAAATTATTTAATTGAAATTGAAGCTACTCGATTTCAAGGAGTAGGATATTTACCAGATATTCCTATAGATAACGAATTTCCACCAGATAATAACACTCCTCGTCCCTACGGACGCGCCGAGGCTATTCCTATTGAATGCCCAATAGTTGACAGCCGAGATACAGATATAGGGATTTATGTGGCAATTGCAGGTAATTCTAGTTTTACCAAGGGAGCATTATTTTATTCTGATAATAATGGGGCAAGCTATAATTTTGCTGTTGGCAATGTTGGCAAGAGCGTAACTGGTACTGTATTAGGCTTCTCACCAAATTTTAACAGTGCATCTCCTAGTTTTATTGATAAATTAAATTGGATACGGGTAAGTATGAATTCAGGGCAATTAGAGCCAGTTACCCTTGAAACATTTTTATCAGGCAAACAATTAGGCTGGTTTTCTACTGGAGAAATCATAGCTTTTAAAAATGTTACTATTGTGTCTAACAATCCTTTAACATTTGATATTTCATATACAATTCGTGGAGTCAAGGGAACCGAACCAGCCATTTCTAAACATATTGTAGGAGAAAAATTTGTGCTACTAACTAATTATTTAGTTCGATTGCCTTTAAATCTTTCTGATATTAATCGAGAATATTTATTAAAAGTAGTCCCTAATGGACTACTCGAAACTGATATAGAAGACGAGACTGCTCACACAATTACTTTAGAAGGATTAAAGCCTTTCCCTTGTGCTGTAAGAGGGGAAAAAGATAACAACGATTTAATTATTACTTGGTATCGACGGACGCGGTTAAATGGTCGTTGGATCGACTATATCGATATTGCTTACGCAGCAGGAGAATTGAACAGCTATGTAGTCAGAATTTACGACGGGGCGACGGTAAAACGAGAATGGTCAGTATCGTCAGCCCGAAGCGTCGTTTATACAGAGGCACAACAAATAGCCGATTGGGGGTCAGTCCAATCGGCTTACACAGTACGGGTTTTTCAAAATTCAAGTTATCCAGTACCTTTTAAAGAATCACTAGCAACAACGATCATTTGATTGGAATCAAGACCATTATCGCCTGACATAGTGGGATTAGCGAGATGTAATTTTAGGGGCATAATTACAAGCTATTTCTCACAAAATTGAAGACAATGGAATATGTCGTCATATTCTTTATTCATTTTACAAACCCAAGCTTCAAGAGTAGCTATTTCGCTATAATCAAACCATTTTCCGTGTCCAGATAATTCTTTTTCACGATCTATAAATTCTGCCAGTTCAATTTTGGAAGAATGCCACGCTATTCTAACTTTTTGAGTTTTTCTCGACTCTTCTAATAAATTATTGCGACCCATTAGCATTTTTTCATTTACCATATTCATTTGATTTGTCCTCTTTGTTTTGCTTACTTTTCTAATATAGATCGATTCTCTCGACAGGTGTTGGCGAAGTGTGACAGTTTATCAGGTGTCACTGTGGATACTTTTGTATCAAATATATCTTCTGTTCTTTTGTAATTTGATTGTTAATAAGGTTATTAACAATCAAAACCTTTACCCTGACTAGGTTTCAAGGTTTGTTGATACCGTTGATACTTTATGGGAAAAAAAGAAAAGAAGATATAATAACTCCCCCTTTTTTGGATATGAGGCAAAGGGGGATAATCCTCACGTCCCATCATCGCCAATCCGAACCGCTCCCCACCGCACTTAATCAAGCAAAATCGGCTTAAGCCAATTTGACGGGCATCGCTAACCAGATAAACGAACTGGACAATAAGAGTGTAAAAAAAATAATATTGGGGGATAGCGTTAACAACATCAACAAAGTCTGAAACCTATATATATCAAGACTTCTATTGTAGATATCCTTATCTACAATCTATTAACGATAATAACTTAGTTCTTCTGTACTATTATCTTTTTGTAATTTTTTTGTAAGTTTTTTTTAAAAATGCTTGACAATTCTAGTAATTTACTATAAGATTGTATTAATCGAGTTTCAGAAGATAGATGCTTATCACCCATATCTCGGTAGATTACACTCAGAAAGTCAACCTTGGTAATTTTGAGTCTGTGAATGTGAGTATAAATATTCATGGAAAACCAGAAGACGGCGAAGATCCTGACGCTTGCTATGAATTTCTTTTAAATCAAGCACAGCAAGTGGTTATGTCGAAACTGCAAGAAATAACAGAGGCTCACAGCGTCGTTTGCCCCAGTATTACTAAATATCTTGCTGGTAAAGAAATAGATGAGTTTCCATCATCTATTTATTCTGAATTACAGAGTAACCTTCCGTTTTAGGAGCAAAAACAATGCCTATAAAATCTTTGACAACAAGACAAGCCCGATTTCCTCTGCTAGGGAAAATTCGCAAAGGGGGAGAAAAAAAAGAAAACCCTAAAAGACCTGGCACTCTAATAAGCGGAGATGATTTAGAATATTTTCGCATTGATTCTGATCTTCAAGGAATCAACGAAAAATTTACCGCTATTTACGGGAAAGAGCCCAAGCAATTAGATTGCTTGCTACCTTTTCCTTATACAGATCAGGTATTTCCTTGCTGGATGGAAGATTGGGGAGCTACAGGATTAGTTTCTCGTTGTGACGAAGAAAAGCAACATATCTACCAACAAGCTGGCAAAATGATTGCCACTAATCCTATCCCGTGCAAACGTCAACAAAACCCTGACGGAAGCTATTCAGGGTGTAAATGCAAGCAAGTCGGTCGATTACAAGTTGTCTTGCCTAAATTAGGTGAACTAGGATACTTTGAAGTCGAAACCCATTCAAAGTGGGATATTATCGGACTAACAGAGCAACTACTAGCTATTGAAACATCGGCTGGTACTTTGATTGGTATCCCTTTTCTATTAGAACGCGGGTCAAGAGAGCTATCTTATCCCTTACCAGACGGAAAAAGGGGACGAAAGACTTTTAGTCTTTTATCGATCCGTGTTCACCCTAATAGTGCTTCTCAAGTATTGCAAATAATCGAAACAAAAGCTTTTCAGCAATTTACGGGAAATGTAGAACCTATCAGAACTCTATCTCCTGTGTCAACGGGAAACGTAAAAATGTTCAACCCTTCGCAATCACTATCAGAAGAGCGCAAGCAAGCAGGGATTACTTGGGCTGTAGGTAAAGGATTGCCTCAATCAGAAGCAGAACAAATAGCCAATAAGGCTAGTTCCGAAAAAGAATTAGCTAATCTTTTACAAAAAGCTATAGACGCAAGGCAAAAGCCAGCAATAGAAGTTTTTAGTGAAATTATTGATCCTAGTGAACTTCTCAGTGAAGATTTTTAATAGTTAGTTGTCAGTTATCAGCAACCTATAAAGACCTGAAAAGCTAAAAAATCCAAAAATGGGAATTAAGGAGTATTAAATGAATCTGAATCTCTTAAGTCGTGATTGGTGGGATGAACTGACTTCCCAGCAAATACAAGAAATCTTAGTTGAAAGCAGCAAAAACCAATGGAAAGTTTTAAGTACAGGGCAAGTCGAAAATATTTGCTTGCATGGATTGGTAGCTAACCTAGTTTTTAGTGTAGGTATTGATCAGGTACAGCAATTAAGAGCAGATTTTGAGATTACTTGCGATTCTGGTAAGAATAAAAAAGTAATCAAAATTAATTTAGCATTTGTAGATTTCAATTCTACGAACTTGCTATTTGAAACATTAACAAGTTTATCGGAATTAAATAATCCGTATATATGGATTAAGGTAAGGCGATTAATTGTCCAGAAATTACGATTCTTGTTAACGAATGGGGAAAACGCTATGAAGACCTAAAAATGTCTTAAAAGTAAAAACAAACCAACAATACAACTGAGGAGTAACAAAATGAGTGCAAAATCAAGAGACAAAATCAGAACTTATGGGTCTGCAAGAGGAGAGTTAATCGTAGTCAATCCCCAGCTAATTTCTTTCAGATTGGCTAACGGTGATTTTATCGGGCCGAGAATAGGAATACATGACGACGGCAAAATGCGCGTCCTACCTAGCGAAACCCATTTAACCTTTAGTCAAGACTTAATTGAGTCCATCTCAGGGGAAAACGGATGGAATACCCGTGTTACCTACGACTTGGAATTGATCAAAGAATTAGCCGATAAAATACTAGCATCGGGAACAATCTATCAACCCTTACATTTAGTCGCCGATGGTGATCGACTGTTTCCTATGGACGGGCATCGGAGAGTGTTGGCTTGGTTGCTTTTAGCCTCTCAAGAGATTATTGTTCCTAATGTTTTGGCAATTATTAAGCCTCTAGCATCAGGTCTGACCGTCCGGGACTTAGAGTATCAAATGCTCTCTTACGGCACTGACAGCCAAAAGTTATCAGTGTACGATAAGGCAAAATTGATTAGACGGCATTTACACGAGGATGGATTAGAAGGTTTAACTGAAGAACAGTCCTGCCAACAGTTTTGTGAAAAGACGGGATGGAAAAAACCAGAATATAACCGAACTTTAGAGATTTCCTCGATGTCTAGTCCGACATTAAAAGCAATCGAAGGTAAAGTATCGGAAACGACTTTACACAATCTTGTAAGGAAAAATGAACTAACACTTTCAGAAAAAGAAAATGTCCTTTTGGAAACTGTAGCTATAGCAGAAGAAAAAGGGATAAAAGCCACTGGGGAATTAGTCGAATCGGTAACAGCCAACTTTATAGAGTCTAAAAATCCAATTGACTCCGATGAGAACGTAAAACCCAGTGACGAATTAGAAGCAAAACCCATTAAACTTACTCCTAAAGCTAAAGATATTAAATATCTGCTAAAGTCATTAGCATCCGAAGGAAATGCAAAACAAACAGACGATGATACAATGACCGTAGATTTTCCTCTAACTCTTTGGGAAAAACTTATTGATTTTGTAGAGAGATTAAGTTAGGATTAGTTGTCAGTTATCGGTTAGAAATTGCTAAATAAATTAAAAAACGATGAGCCAAAATCATGCACGTACAAAAACTCAAATTAGACTGCTATCCCAAAAATTAGCAGATACAGTCGGTAGAGAAATATTTGCTTCTTTAGAAAGAGGAGATCAAGAAGATATTTTTGAGCAAATGCTTGTAAACCTTTACAATTGCTATACACTTAATGGTAGCATGAAAAGTTGGTGCGGAACCACATTTCATGTCATTGAAACCCTGCTATCTAAGCTGGAAAAAACAATAAACCAAAAAAAATGCACTCAACCCCGAAATTCTACTGATGGCCACAAAACTAGCAGACCAAGTCCATGATATTTTTCCCTTTTCTAGCAAAGAAGAAAAAACAGTCTTTTTTGAACTAATGCTTTTAGATTTGTCGCTTTTAGCTTCTCAAGACGGATGTGTAGCGGCAGGGAATGGGCTAAAAACAATTGAAGCTTTACTATCTAAGTTAGATTAGTTTAAAATTAGCTATCAGTTATCAACTAAAAATCAAAACAATTAGGAGTATTATGTCTTTTTTCGTCTCTTCAGATTGTCCTGCTCGTGAAACAGAGTGGCCTTGTCCTGACCCTGTACAACTGAGTCCAGAAAAAATAGAACAAGAAAAAAAACAGGCAGAAAAAAAGATTTTTAGAAGTGTTCATTCAAAAAGAATACTTGGGAGTCTAGAAAAAATTGAAATAGTTTACG